CGGCCTCGTCCGGCACAAACGCCGGATAGGCGCCGGGATAGGCGAGTTGCTGCTCGCGCATGAGTCGGGCGAGGAGGCTCTCGAGCCCGCGGCGGTCAAGCGGCAACGCGGGCCGCACGACGAGACTCATGCGCGCCCCCCGGCAATCAAGCGCGGCCGCGGCGCGGCCCGCCGGCGGCGGCGTTTCTTGCGGGTGGCCTTCGCGGGCGCAGGAGGGGCCGGCGCCGCCGAGGCCGTCGGGCTATGGGGGTCGACGGCGGGGCGCTCGACGACGCCGGCAAGCACGGCGGCGAGGGGCAAGGCATGATGCACGAGAAACGGCTGCCAGCCCCGGGCGGCCCATTGCGGATCGCCGGGGAGCGCGGCGAGCTCCACATGCGTCACGCCGAGGGCGTCCAAGTCCGCGCACCCGCGGGCGACGAGGGCCCGGGCGACGCCGTGGCCGCGATACGGCGGCAGCACGTAGAGCCAATGGGCAGCACAAAAAATGCGCGGCTCCCCGAGTGCGCGCTCGGACAGCTCGCCGCCGAGAAACCCGACGAGGGCCCCCGTGTCCTCGTCGGTGGCGACGTAGACGAGGCAGCGCGGGTCTTGCCCGATCCGCTGCGCCGCGAGCAACGTGAACGTGTCGAGGTCATCGGCGCCGGGCGCCGGATAGGCGACGGGGCCGACCGCGGCGACGAGCGCCGCATAGAGCCGGCGGAGGCCCGGCACGTCGGCAAAGACGGCGGGGCGGATCATGCGGTGGCCTCGGGGTCGGCGAGCCGCAAGAGGTCGTCGAGGAGGGCGAGCGCCCCCTTGTAGCGCTCGACCGCCTGGAGCGCCGCGAGCAGCTCGGCATGCACGGCCTCGCGGCGGGTCTGGATGGCCGTCCGGTCGAGACGCTCGGCCGCCGGCGCCACATGCGTCGGGCCGTTCATACTGTCCCCAGATAGACCATGGAGAAGGTCGGATACATGCCCGAGAGGCGGAGAAAGCCGGTCGTCAGATTGCCGAAGTTCACCCGCACATTGGTGCCAGCATCGAAACACCAGACCGCGCTGACGCTGAAGCGCACGCCGCCGTCCGTGCCGTTCGCATAGACCGGCGCGATGGGAAGCCAGCTCGTGCCGTCAAATCGCTCGATCTGAAACGCGATGCCGCCGCCAAAGTTCTGGTCGGTCATCGCGTTGAAGCTGACCGCACAGTAACAGCGCGGGTTGCCAGGGAGCGTCGGACTCCTCAGATAGTTGTTGCCCGCGGGCGCCAGCTCGCTGCCGCCGGCGACGGTGTCTGGGAAATGCACCTCCGCCCAGCCCGCCGCGTAGGGGAATGCCGTGGCCGAGGCGTCCCATTTGACGCCGCCCATGAACTTGCCCGTGATCTGGCCCGTGACGCCGAGCCCTTTCGCGACGACCAAGCCCCCGGCAAGGAAGAGGTCCCCAACCCCCGACACCCCAAGCTGCTGCACCATGGTGCCGCCCGCGGCGCCCGGCGCGCGGTGCATGAGCCGCATTTGATCGGCCGAGGCATCGAGCTCGAAGGACCATGACGCCTTGGCCGGATCCTGCGGCACCGACGGGCGGTTGACATCGAGATACATCACCCCGGGCGTGTTGCAGTTGAGCGCGCCGGTGATCGTGCCGGGCGCCGTGCCCTTGAAGGTCATCTGCCCGCCGGCATCGAAATTGCCGGTGCTCTTGAGCACGACGGCGGCGTCGATGGTGCCCGAGAGATCGCCGCCAAGCGTCTTGGCGCTCGTCCCGAGCTTCGCGAGCGTCACGGCGCCGTCGTTCAGATTGTTGGTCCCGACGCCATTCGGCGCGTTCGCGATCTTGGCGCCCGTCACGTTGGCGTCGGCGAGCTTGATCGTCGTCACCTGCAAGTCGCCGAGGTCAATCGTCTTGACGCCGCCGTCTTGCAGCTCGCGCGAGCCGACCGCCCCGGGGGCGATCTTGTCGCTCGTGATCGCGTCCTTGCCGATGTTCACGGTGTCGGCCCCGCCGTTCCACGCCGCGTAGATCCGGTCGAGGTCGGCGTCGACCTCGGAGGCGAGGATCTTGGTGAAGCCCTGCGCGACCTTCCCTTGATACGTGGTCGCGTTGCCCTCTTTCGCGGGCCGCTGGATGACGCCCATTAGCGGGTTTCCCTCGCCGACGGCTGTACGCGCAGCTCGAGATCGCGGAGGTCACACTTGACGGCGTCGGTATGCGACATGCTCACCTGAAAGGCGCGGGCGCGAATCTCGGGCACGGGCACCTCCCATTCCGCCAGCACTTGCGCCGAGACGACCCAATCCGCGGCGTCCCAGTCGCTCACATTCCAGATGCCACCGGCCGACGCGCCAAGCGGGAGGATCCCGGTTGCCGATATCGCTTCATCCCCCGACACGGTGACGTTCAAAAACGTCGGCGTATCGACCTTGGCGACGACGCGCACGCGTTTCGCGAGCTTGGGCACGAGCGGCCCGCCGCCATCGAGCGCGGCACTCCGCCAGCGGGACACGATGGGCACGGGCGGCACGCCGTCCTCGATATGTCGCTCGGCTTGATCGAGAATGAGGACAAACGCCGGCGCCGACGACCCGAGGGTAGCCCATTGCCGGTCGTCCTCGTCGGGATGATTCGGTGCCCGCGTGCTCGCCGTGTAGGCCGGCGTGGTATGCGGCCCCCACCAAGCCGGCGGATCGCCGAGCCCGCGGCGGAGATCGAGCCACCATTGTTGTGTCGGCTCGACGTTGCCCGGCTCGACGAGGGCGAGCTTGTAGAAGCCGCGGTGAAAGACCGCCCAGCACACGGGACGCCCCGCCGCTGGGATGGCGCGGATGGCATTCTCAATCGGCCACCCGATGTCGCGCGGCTCCGCGGCCGCCGGCGAGAGGAGATACACGCTCCGCTTGCCGCAAAAGATGACGCCGACCGGCGTCGCCACGATCGTCCGGTCGCTTGGACACCCGACCTCCGCCGACATCTGCGTGAGCGACGCGCCCGGATCGCCGATCATGTCGCCTTGAAAGAGCCACGTCTGAAACGCCGTGAAGATGGCGAGTGGCGCATTCGGCTGCATGTTGCCCGACGATTGCGGCACGACGGCGAGGCCCGTCACGGGGTCGCCGAGATCGCGCGTCAACGCGCCCGCCGGGAAAAACGCGCCTTGATTGAACGTCACCTGCTCGAGGCCGGGGATGATGACGCTCGAGCTCCACGCGCGCTGCGCCGCCGTGCCGACGCCGCCAGCGCCCCACAAGCATCCGCGATGCGCGACGAGATGCGAGCCGCGGCGCGTGACGGTGCTCGGACACGGCACCGGCTCACCGTCAATCGAGGGGTCATCATAGAGCGAGAACTGGTCGGCCCCCGTCGACACGGGGAGGCCGTTCGGCGTCTGATCGTGCGCGCCCTCGATCATCTGATCGACGCCGGCGACGAAGAGGTGCCAGAGCTCGCCCGCCGCGAGGCCGCCGGTCGGCGCCCGGAAGACAAGGCGGACGCGGCTCGTCCCGGGCGTCGTCTTGGCCTTGACGGTGCCGAGCTTCGTCCACCGTTGCGTCGTAGTCGAGTAGATGCCCCACCGATACGAGTACGTGCCAGCGAGGAGGTTACTGTTGGCATCGTCCACGAACGTGCCGCTTTCGCCGGTATCGTCGGCGACGCCGAGCTGCACGAGGTCGATGGCCGTGCCGCCGAGCGGGACCTGCTTGATCGGGTCGGTATCGTTGCCGAAAAACACGAGGTCGCCAAGGACGGCGACGCCATGGCGCGGATTCGCATTCGGAAAGACGCCGTTCGCCACCGCGGTGAACGCGCCATCATCGACCGACACGTAGAGGGCCGACCCGGGCGTCGGGCCGCTCACGGGCGCGGCGAGGGCGTAGAGATAGCGCTTGCCGTCGGAGCCGGTGACGTAGACCAGCGGGTCGACGCGTGTGCCGCCCGGCATCGTTTGCCAGGACGTCGACCCGAGGCGTTTCGTCAGCACGTACGTCGGATCGGGCACCCAGTTGTTGCAGTGCGTGAGGAAGCCCGGCGCAACGAACGCCGGGTCGAGCGCCAGCATGGTGCCCTGGAACCGACGGACGGGAATCGGCGTCTCGCGGTCGGCGGCCCCCGGCATCTAGTCGCCTCGAAACGG